TGGGGCGGTACAGAGTTCGGATCTATTAAGTTTAAGCAATTCCCAAAATGGTCAAACTCTAAGGGCTACTTTATTTATCCGACACTCCGCGAAATCCAGCCAGACTTGATTGCAAAGTGGGAAAATGCTTTCGACCGAATCTTGAAGGAGTGGTAAATGGCCGGACAATCGCGCACACTCAAGCTCTCGATTCTTGCTGATGTAGATCAGTTAAAAAAGTCGCTGGCTCAAGCCAACGGAGACGTCGATAACTCATCATCAAAGATGGGCGAATTTAGCAAGAAGGCTGGCATGGCATTCGCAGCCGCCGGAGCTGCTGCTGGAGCCTACGCCGTCAAACTTGCAGTCGATGGAGTTAAAGCTGCGATTGAAGATGAAGCTGCTCAAATTCGCCTTGCTACTGCGTTAAAAAATGCAACCGGTGCAACCGATGAAATGATTAAGTCAGTCGAGAAGCAGATTCTTAAGACATCTCTAGCCACAGGCGTCGCAGACGATAAATTGCGTCCAGCGTTGCAGAGATTATCGCTATCGACAAACGATGTCACAAAGGCTCAAGGTCTTCTTAATCTTGCATTAGACATTTCTCAAGCTACTGGCAAGGGCTTGGATTCAGTAGCTAATGCACTTGGTAAAGCTTACGACGGCAACACGGCAGCTCTAGGCAAGCTAGGCATCGGACTATCGTCGGCAGAGCTTAAAGCGATGTCATTCGAAGAGACGCAGGAAAGGCTTTCAGATCTATTCGGTGGCGCAGCAGCAGCTAACGCAGAGACATTTGCCGGACGCCTTGAGATTCTCAAAGTGACCTTTGATGAAGCCAAAGAATCAGTCGGTGCAAAGCTTCTGCCAATTATTCAGCAGCTTGTTGAGTTCGTGGTCAATCAAGTCGTTCCGGCACTTGGAAAGTTCGCTGACTTCTTTAAGCCAATCACGGACGCCATCGATAACAACAAAGAAGCCTTCACAGAGTTTATTGGATTTATTCAGAAGTATGTGGTGCCGGTTCTAGTTACAGTCTTAGGCGGAGCGTTCAAGGTAGTCGGCGAGATTGCTGGCGGCGTTATCAATGTCATCGGTGCGGTCATCAAAGGCTTGAACGGATTAATTGCAGGAGCCGTTGCTGGAATCAATGCTCTGATCCGTGTCTATAACTCAATTCCATTCTTGCCTAACGTCTCACAGATTTCAGCTCCACAAGTCAGCGTTCCAACAGTCACGATTCCAAAGACAACTACTTCGACACCTAGCATTCCTACAATCTCGGTTCCCAGTGTGTCCGCTTCCACTGGAACAGGATCTACAACTACTTCCGGCGGTGGAGTCTCATCAGCCGCATCGGGCGCGGTTCGCGTAGGCGGAGGCTTTACCGATTCACAGAATGCAGCTCGCTTAGCTGCTATGGGCGGAGGAGGATTTACGGATTCTCAGAATGCCGCTCGGATCAATGTGACAGTCAATGGCGCAATCGATGCCGAAGGTACTGCTCGCACAATCGTCAATGTGCTCAATGATTCCTTCTATCGTGGCACTGGCGGAGCCGGCGCACTTCAGGCCGTCTAATGACACAGTGGGCTCCAGAGTGGAAAGTCTTAATTGCAGGCATTGAATACACTGACGTCGTTCTAGCCAATCTTTCAATTACATCAGGGCGCACGAATATCTACACACAGGCTCAAGCCGGCTATTGCACTCTCAATCTTATCAATCTCAATCTTGGCGCTATCACGGCTGAAATCAATGACGCAGTTTCAATTCAAGTCAAAGACACGGCCGGAGCTTATGTGCCAATCTTTGGCGGATCTATCGTGGACGTCGCCGTAACAGTGTCACAGACCGGCTCAGTAGCAATTACTCAGGAAGTCACCATCACGGCTCTAGGAGCCCTCTCAAGGCTTCAGAAGGCCTTAACTTTGGGCGTGTTGTCTAAGGATTTCGATGGCGACCAGATTTATACAATCCTGGAAGATTTACTAGTCAATAACTGGTCAGAGGTTCCAGCAGCTCTTACGTGGGCTAATTACAGTCCAGCAACTACAACATGGGCTACTGCTGAAAATACAGGCTTAGGAGAGATAGATCGTCCAGGCAATTATGAGCTTGCCAATCGCGGATCTAGTCAGACAATCACCTGGAATCTGGTGGCTGACCTTGCCACTTCCGGACTTGGTTATTTATACGAGGACGCTTCTGGACTTATTTCCTATGCGGATTCGACGCATCGTTCAACCTACTTAGCCACTAATGGCTACACCGAACTCGATGCTAATCAAGCTCTAGGTCGTGGAATTAAGATTCAGACTAAGGCCGGAGATATTCGCAACGATGTCTCCATCGTCTGGAAATCTGGAACGCAGACGGCTACTGATGCAGCTTCCATCGCACTCTATGGGAAACTGGCTCAACAGATTACGACATCGCTTCAGCATTCTGCCGATGCGCTATCTCAAGCTCAATTCTATCTAACGCTAAGAGCCCAGCCACAGGCATTCCTAGAATCCATCACATTCGCATTGACGAATCCGGAAGTCGATGATGCAGATCGTGACGCTCTTATCAACGTGTTTATGGGTCAGCCGATTTCGCTCTCAAACTTGCCGGTCAATATGCAGTCAGGAAACTTCTTGGGCTTCGTCGAGGGCTGGCGATTCCAAGCTTCTTTCAACGAGCTATCAGTAACGCTTCTTGTCTCGCCACTGCCGTTCTCACTTCAGGCTATGGAATGGCAAGATGTAAGTGTCGCAGAAACATTCAACACGCTTAGCCCTACACTTGACTATGCAGACGCATTAGTCGTGAATTAAGGAAAGGAAACTCCCATCGCAAATCCAACTACTTTCTTCGGCTGGGTCATGCCGACGAGCTCAAGTCTCGTAACGAATCTCCCAGCAGATTTTAATACATTCGGCCAAGGCGTTGATACGTCGCTGCAAGATTTACTCGGTGGCACGACTGGTCAAGTCTTATCTAAGACAAGCGCGACCAATATGGACTTTACGTGGGTCACTCCTACGGATCAGACACCGCTCACAACTAAGGGCGATCTATTTACTTTTACAACAGTGGACGCCCGCCTAGCTGTCGGCAACAACGGTGAAAGCCTCGTAGCAGATAGTTCCACTTCAACAGGACTTCGCTATCAGAGCAATTTTGCAGCAGGTAAGAACAAAGTCATTAACGGTGACTTTGGTATCTGGCAAAGAGGCACATCTTTTAGCACAGTTGGTTATCCAATTTATTATGCTGACCGTTTTTACGGTGGAACAGATGGTTCAGGAATTACACGCACAGTAAGCCAGCAAACCTTTACACCTGGTGCAGCACCTGTTGCTGGTTATGAAGGAAAATACTTTTTAAGAGTAAATCAAAGTGTTGCAGGTACTGGTTCTGGTTATAACGTCTTAGATACACGAATTGAAGATGTACAAACACTTGCTGGGCAAACTGCAACTTATTCTTTTTGGGCTAAAGCGGATGCTGCAAGAACTGTGACCGTTACATTTACACAATTTTTTGGAACAGGTGGTTCTGGAAATGTTGATACAAGTTTAGGGTCGTTTTCACTCACTACATCTTGGACAAGATTTACGGTGACTTTTTCTGTTCCATCTATAAGTGGCAAAACAATTGGAACAGGAAGTTCTATCGGAACAAGATTTGGACTACCGCTCAATACAGTAATGAGCATTGATTTTTGGGGGCTTCAACTAGAAGCAGGTTCAGTCGCTACCGCTTTCCAGACTGCAACAGGAACAATCCAAGGAGAAACTAGCGCGTGCCAGCGTTATTATGTCCGTTTAGGTGCAAATAATGGTGGCACTACTGGCGCATATTCAACTTATGGAAATGGTTATTCAACAACTAGCACCGATGCGTCTATTAACATCACCTTGCCGACCACTATGCGAATTCCACCTACAGTTGTTGAGTTTTCAAATGTTGCTATTCAGGACTTTAATACGGCAGTTATAGCAGTAAGTAATGTGACAATGAACTCTGCTTTCGTAAGCACTACAGTTGCAGTTGTTGCTGCTACAACAGTTGGCGCAACACAATTTAGAGGTTGCAAATTGTCTAATAATAACAACACAGCAGGCTATGTCGGATTTAGTGCGGAACTTTAGGAGATGACAATGGATAATGTAACCTTTGTGACAGATGAGCAAGGCGTTGAACACGCAATTATTGACCGAGGCAACGGGGAATATACCTCAATGCAAAAGACAACTTATGAGGCGCAGCAAGCGGCACTATCCACACCAATAGTTTCGAGCGATGAATAAATATCCGGACGGCACTTCTGCACGGATCATTGAAGTCGCACTAGCTGAAGTCGGCACAGTCGAGACTGGCGATAATCTGACAAAGTATGGCAAGTTCACAAAGGCCGATGGATTGCCCTGGTGCGGATCCTTCTGCAACTGGGTCTTTCACACTGCCGGCGTCAAGATTCCATCAATGGTTTCAACGGCTGCGGGAGCTCATAAGATGAAAGAGCTTGGGCGATGGATTGAAGATAAGCCGCAGCTTGGAGATCTCTGCTTTATGGACTTTCCACACGATGGCGTTGATCGCATCAGCCACATCGGAATTGTGGTCAAGGTAGGCAAGACCAGCGTTCTCTGCATCGAGGGCAATACCTCCGGCACTGGAGACCAGCGCAACGGCGGAATGGTGATGGTTAAGCAACGCTACATTGGCAAGGAAATCGTTGGTTTCGCTAGGCCAAAGCTTGTTGCCTATGCTGGAGAATATCCAGTGGTCGAGCCACTTCCACAGGCAAAGCCAAAGGAGAAG